CCTGTTTCACCTAAGGTCTGTCCAACTTGTCCAGCATAGCCACTAAGTCCTTGTGCAGCCTTGTTCATGCCTGGCAATGATTGATCATAGCCTGCTTGCGCTTGCTTCATGTAGTTTTGATAAGCCGGCATCATCGTGTCGGTTTTAAACTTGTTAGTTTCTTGAATGTCTTTTATTTGTTCAGGCAAATAACTAACACTAGTTTCTTTTTTATCGCCAGTTAAGTCACTGAATAAATCACCTATGAATCCCATAATCGTTTTCCTTTAATGTTATATTTAGCAATTTAAGTTAAGCCTTTGCTGGCCAAGAACTGTTTTGCCGCTTCTGGATCTAACATTGCTAGATACGCTTGTTCGCCAGGCGTTAAACTACTGGTGTTAGGTGTGCCTTGTAATACACTCAATGCTTGTTGCATGGTCATTGGCTGTCCAAATGTCTGCAAGCCCCATGCTGTTTTAGGAGCATCAGGAACATCATTCCATGCTTTGGCATTAAATGTGTCTCCAGTTTGTAGCGCACGATCGCCCCAGTAGAACTTACTTTGAGCATCGTTGGTTGTTTTATAGAATGGTGTAGTTTCAATCATACCTGGATTCAAATACTTGCCGCCACCTGTTACAGGCATTACGGGAGTTATTGGAGGAGTAACTACTGGAGTTACAGGTACTATTGGTCCTGGGATAATAGGATCGTTTGGTCCGCCGGCATCACCACCTCCACCACCACCAATTCCGCCGTCGCCATCATCTCCAGTGTCGCCATCATCACTATCATCTGAATCATCACTATCATCTGAATCATCACTGTCATCTGAATCATCACTGTCATCTGAATCGTCACTATCATCACTGTCATCGCTATCGTCGCTATCGTCGCTGTCATCGGAGTCATCACTGTCATCAGAATCATCACTGTCATCACTTGAGTCATCACTTGAGTCATCACTTGTGTCGCCAGTATCACCAGTATCACCTGTGTCGCCAGTATCACCTGTGTCTCCAGTATCACCTGTGTCTCCTGTATCTCCGGTGTCACCAGTGCCAGTGCCTACTCCAACTCCATCGCCTGCTTCACCTCCGGCTCCAACTCCACCATCACCAGATCCATCACCACCAGATCCATCGCCACCTCCTCCATCACCACCTCCTCCATCACCACCTCCTCCATCACCGCCTTCAAATTCAATTAGGCCTGTGTATGGATTGACTGCGCCTGAACCACCGTGTTGTTTAAGCAAGTCTGCTTCTTCATCATTAATGTGTGCTACCATTGTATCATCACCACGTCCATGTTTAGCAAGTTCTCGGGCTAGGCGTGCTAGGTCAGCATCACTTAATGTGCTGAAGTTTATTCTGGAAGTTTGTTTTTTACTCATTAGGAAATTCCTTGTTCATTATATATTTAACTGATTATTGTTTAACTACTTGAACGCTCATTGATCTCAGTCCTAGATCACAGCGTGTTACCTGCAATGCTCCACCAGTGTTAGTTACTTTGAACAACAGGTCAACTCTATATAGATAAGCACCACTCTGAGGTTGATCTACAACTGTAGAGAAGATTGCTTCTTGTATTGGATAACTACTGCCTGCTGTTATTGGCACGGCAGCATAGAACGCTACTTTCTGTGCTATTGTTTTATCAAAGTTATACACAATGGTATCATTGTAAGCACCCACTGTGGGTATGTCACCTTTGTATCTATTAACCATTACAGTATATTCAAAGTCGCTGACAGCGGTGCTAAAATAATACAGTATGGCATTCATTTGTGCGCCAATGAATACTCTATCCTGTGCGCCATTTACAATAACTTGTCCTCTGGCATCTGTTGAGTTAAAGTTTAAACTTTGAACAAATGTTGGACTAACACCTGCGGCTGGTGGTTGAATGGTATTACTGTATGATATTGTTCCACCAGCACCTGTGCCAGTGTTTGCTGTAACAGCAGTTCTTCTTATTACAACATAAGTTGTGGTACATTCAACAACACCTGGACTTTGATACAAACCATTGTATCTTGTTGAAGCCAAGACTGTGGGAGTTTGTCCTGGTTCAAATGGTGCTGTGGGCTGTGCGGCTGCAAAGTTTACTTGAACTGTGTATTCATCAATCCAATCAATGGTGCCTATGGTTATTGGAGCAACATACAATGCTATTGGAGCATAAGCATTAAACGTAACGACTCCACTTACTGGTCCTGTGTTAGCCAATGATAAAGTTATTTCAGTGCCATTAACATAAACAACTACTGCACCTGTGGCTATGTTTAATCCAGCAACATACATGCCTACTTGCACTTTAAGAGGAGTTACCTGAACACCATTGCTGACTGTTAGTCCTCCAGGTTGATCCAATGTAATAGTAAACTTACCACTACCGCCCACTGCTTGACTGAACTGTGGAGTTCTTGTTGGAGGACTTCTACTATTACCTGTTAGCCAACCTTGGGTAAATTGATTAGTGCCTGAGAAGTTTTGTCCAAGTCCACTGGGTCCACTGAGCAAATAGTTAACAGCATCAACAATGCCTTCACTGTCACTTTTGTTATAGTCTACTGGAAACTGTGCCATATCTTACCTATCATCTTCCGTTTGTATAAACTGCCAAGTGCTTGCTGTACATATCCAAATGTTTTCGTGACTGGTGTTACTGATCTCAATGTTGTTGACACGATAACTGTTTTGTTTTGTCTGCACCCAAGGATATTCCGTTGTGGTTGTTATTGTAACTTCAGCAGTGGGAGTGTTTACTATGCTTACTGGTATGGCACCCACTGAGTTTGCGCCTTCCATTTTCAATGTCACAGATCCAACTAGGCTGCTTTGCGTTGCAGGATTGACTGGCAGTTCACTGTCTGCTAGGTTATTGACTTCTGGCAGCATACGATGAATCATCATCTTACCACTGTAGTTAGGTAACAGTTTAATATTGTTTCTTCTAAACACACTGGCAATGTCGCCATTTGGATTTGCTGTTGAGGTTAAAAAAGCATAGCCTTGATCCTTTTCAACAACTTTCTTGTCTGCACTACCCTGTGCGTAGATTACTGTTCTTGATCCTTTGTTATAGTCCCATAGTCCATTGCTGTTTAATATTCTCACTGGACTTTCACAGGCACTGGTGGCCAATGTAACATCACGGGGTGCGTTCCAACAGTCTAGGTCATAACGATAACTTAACATCTTATTTGGACAACCACTGGGGTTAGTTGTAACGTCGTAGTCTGTGCTGGTATAGTAAATTTCAATTTGATTCTTTTGACTATTGATCTCCATGTGAACTTGGTCAACATGGTTGGGGTCAAGTTGATCATAGAACCAATTCTTTACACGCTGATTACCTAGACCTGTAAACTGATTGCCATCAAACACCCATATATCACGAGCATCAATACCATAGATCATTTTGTCTGTGTTTACAAAGCAGTTACTGGTTAATAGTCCTCGGCCTTGATTGAACAGTCGCACACCTAATATAGGTGCTGATGTTGTTGAATAATTAATGGGACTGAACACCACTGTGTCCCAATAACTGCACAAGAAGAACTGTCCATTGCTGGGGAAACCATCAACTGCTTCACCACGTAAAGGAACTTCAAGTTGGTTGGCCACGTTGGTAATAGTTGGTGTCCATGTTATCGGTGCTTCATTGAGTCCAAAGTTCTGACTCCATTGTACAGTTACAGGATTATAAAGTTTATTGCCTGCTGTGTCTGTGGCAACTAAATTACCTGCTACTAGAATACTACCTACGTTGGGAGTATTGTATAGTCGCATAAACTTGGCATACACTGAACTCCACAATGGATTATAGTTCCACGAATACTTAGGAGCAACAATACCAATACTGTTGCCTGGATAAACAGCGTTAGGACTGGCTGTGTAATTACAAGTTGTTGTAGTGCAACTTACCACTACGAACTCACCATTGAAGTAATCATTGACAGCACTGATAACAATGGTTTCTCCTGCAACAAATGGTGCCACAGACTGCGTTACGTCAAACCTTAGTTGCTGTGTAGTATTATTGACATAGGTAATAGTTGATATGCCAAGAGGAACTTTATTACTATACATAGTCATTCTTGGTAAAGGATCACTGACTGTGCCAGACACAGTTTGTGGTCCTGCTGTGCTGCCAGCATAACTTACACTGGTTGTTGTACTACCTGTAACTGTGAATGTTCCATTAAAGCCTAAAGGCACTACATCACGAACTACAATACTTTGTCCCACTACAAATGGCACAATGTTAAATGTTAGTCCTGTGGGTGTGCCTGTTGTTGTTGTTATGGCACCACCACCTAGGGTTGCACTTAAAGTAAACGTTGTACTACCATTAGTGGTTATGATATAGTATGTTGTTGGATCAACATAGCCCACAATGCTGGGACCTGCTATGCTGTATGTTAGTCCTGTGGGCGTTCCTGCTGTGGTTACAATGGCTGAACCTGAACTGTTTACCAATGTAAATGTTGTTGATCCATTTGTTGCACTAACCAAATATGTTGTAGGATTGACATAACCTACGATTGTTCCAGTGCCACCCAGTGTTCCTGATATGGTTAAACTCTGTCCCACTGTAATAGTTTGACTGGCAGCGGTGCATGTGAACTGTCCTGCTATGCCTGATATTGCTACACCTGATAATGTAAAAGGACCATTGGTCAATGTGCCTGATACTATGACCTTTTGATTGACCTGTAAGTTCTGTCCTGAAGTAAAGTTAAACTGTCCAGTGGCAGTGGTAATACTAACACCAGTAAGTGCAGGCTGTGCGGCAAAGGTTATTGTGCTTGTGCCTGCGGCACTACTAGCAGTGGCAGTGGCAATTGTTGTTGAGTTCGCTGTGGTTACCTCAGGCCAAAACATTGGAGGATTCTGTTCATCATTGAAGAACGGTACTGTGCCATTCCATGCTTCTGTGATGTTCTGCGTTTGTGTATAAGTGCCAACACCAGCAACAGGAGTAATGTCCTGCCATGCGCCACCACTGCTGGCATACCAATATCCTTCATCTGTGGCTGCTATGGTCCAGAACTTTTCATCCTGTCTAAAGCCACCTGAGATATATGTAGGAGTTCCAGGAATAGCATTTTGAAGAATAAGTTTGTCACCTGACACACTTCTAATGCCTCTAACATCTGTTTCTACGTTGGCACCAAAGTTGTATTCATTGGCACCCAATGCTGTGGAGGGAACGTCAGGCGTATAACTCATCTTGGTAAATGGTACTTTAGTTTCGTTTAAAGGATTGTTGATTTGTTTTGGCATCGGCTCTTCCAGTTTAATACTATATTTATAGTTTTTTATTAAGGCTTAATGAAATATTTTGTTTGAAAATCATGTGTTCACTTATTAGTTTGGCAGG